GGCATCGTCTTCAATCTGGGTGAGCTCAATCCCGTACATCTTCCCGACGGCAGTAATGTAAGCGCCGACGATAGGGGTGTTACGGTCCGTCGTCCAGTAACCGCGGAGCTTGAGAGTGTAGCGCTCACGGTCACGACTCACGGCGATAGAGATTTTGTCGACGGCCTTCTCAACTTTGCAGTATGAGGAGGGCGTGCGCAAAGGGCAGGGGTAAATGCGGCTGAGATATTCAACCGGTTCCTCCTTGACTGCCGACGTGGTTTCAAGCTTCCGGACGAAACCATCCATCCGATCCACGTATAACATTGCGCGTTCCCAAGTCCCGTTGTCCACGTAGGGCGTGGCGGGATCGAGTCCGTCGTCCCCGAACTTTGAGCCAATCCATGTGTAGGCAATCTCGATAGCGTACTTCGAAGAGCAGACGCTGCCGATCTTGTGTAGGTCCCACGTATCTTGGATAATGCGAAGATGTTTGAGAAAGACTTTGTGGGTGAGCATTGGGTACGGGCGGTCTTCACCGTCATCCGACTTAATGTAATCACCTTTCGTCAACTCGCCAGTGTCCTCCATGGAGCGGAAGACCATCGCAACAATGGTAGTCTCTAGTTCACGTTCTGAGAAAACGCCGGTGTTTAGGACGGTAGTGATGCCGGTTCCACTACAGTTCTTATCACCGGAGGACATGACTTTCGGACCGACCTGGAGAGGCATGTTGAAACAGCTGTCGTAGATACGCAGCGCTTCGGCCTTGTCGCCATCAGTGAAGAAATATTCGATGACTCTCCGGAGGATCCTGTTGGAATGCTTGCAGTGTTTCTCGTCCGCGCCGGTGTAATCGACGCCGCGGACACCACCGCCTTCGTAGTGGAGTTCGTGAGTGTGGCTCCTGTTGTACACCTCCGTAACGCTGTCGGAGATCTCCTGGGGTGTTGACCCGGGGTTGTACCAGCTAGTCTTCTTGAGCACTTGCTCTAACGATTTTCCAAGGACACCCGATAAAATAGAAATGTCGGGGGCGGGGTTCTGTACCCCACGAGCGCAGGCGCTAACTTTGTGCGCAGCCTCAACCTTGTTCTCCACTCGGCCAATCTCTTCCGTTGTCGGGCCAAGGCCATCAGTGACCTGGCGGGCTTTCTGGATCTTCTTCGTGCGCGACTCGAGAATGAGTTCCCGATCGACCAGCTGGATGGTGCCTTTTCCAACGCCCGTCTCATGCGCAATGCCTTTGATCCAGGACCCCAAAATGATATCGGAGATCTTGGTCCATTCTTCGGTCGGGACTGTGGTGTTCTTCAGTCCGACCATTTTCTCAGTCTTGTAGGCTTCCATAGCTTCCGGGTTCTTGGCCAACGTTCCAGGGTTGTTGACCGTGATCTTCGGACTTGCCATGACTGCCTTAGCAGTCTCCATCTCCACGGGCGCATCGTCCGGCGAGGACTTTGGGCCGTAGTAAACGACATTCGGTAAATCACCCCACCAAGCGACCGTGCGGAGCAGCTCGCAATAAGCGGCTGAACCGGGCACGCAAACATCCTCGGCCTTAGCAGCAAAGAGTTCGAGTCGCTTGATAGCTTCGTGTACAGTCAGACCACGACCGCCGTGCGAATTAAGATACTTGATGTAATCATACACGGGGGTAGTCAAAGTCGCACACGAGCGAGGGGAAGTAGCATTCTTGTACTTGATAGAGACGGTAGGATTCCCGGGAGTGCCGTTCGACATAACTAAGATGTCTTGGGTGAAGGGCCTCGCGGGATCACGCGGTACAAGGACGACATTTGCACACAACTTTGGGGTGCTAATGCCGACCGAGCCGAGATCGTGCTTCTTGGTCCACCGTACGAGCTGATTTGCGATAGCGTACGGCATGTTGACTGTCTGCAAAGCGCAGAGAAACACGACCTGCTTGAGCAGCTCGGGTTGGGGGTACCGAATGACGTTGTATACGGTGAAAGCGGAATGATCCTCATTCTCGACGTAGATTACATCACTGGCTGTAAAGTCCCAGGCGTACTGCTTCTTGTAAATTGCAGTCGCCTTGTCTTTCCCGATGACCTCGACGAAAGTCTTGTCGGAGTCGGCATAGTAAGTGCTCTCGCAAGTCTCACCAGCCAATTCGGGGTAATAGGACGTCCAGATGATCATATCATGACCGGAATGCTCGGCAAGGGTGTTCTCATAAGCCAAGCAATCGATGAGGGTGCGGACAGTCTTTGTGCCCGGCACAATCTCCGCGGGATGGGGGGTGCCAGAGTGGCCAAGGTCCTTCAACTGGTGAAAAGGACGATCGCCAAATGCAGGGTTGTCGCGTGGGTTGGAGGAGATGCAGGGATCGTACTGCAGAGCTCCAACACCCTTGGCGACGGCGCGAAGGCTAGCCACAGTTTGGTGGCGGGCGGAAGCGAGGAAAGGATGGGTGCTATCGGACTTGCCGCTCTCAGGCATCTTGGACCGAATGTAGGCCTCAGTGGGCACCCTATACGCTCGCGCCGCTTTCTGAAAGCGCGTCTTGGAATCGGTCCCAAGAGTAGGGACTTCATCGAGTAATGGTTGAGCAGTCTGCACACCGTTATGGTATACGGTGTGTGCACGGATGAGTGAATCGGCCCAACTGGACCGCTCAGCCGTATGGGCACGAAGAGCAGACTTTGAGGTAATAAAAGCGGCGTCGGATCCATTCGGGTCAAAGATATCCGAAAGGGTCACGAGCGGCTCGACGCCAAAACACCGAAGCACCGAACAAAGTGTGGTACGAACGGGCGGCGGAGATGCCTCAACCACACCTGAAAAGATCCCAGTAAAGTTAGGTGTGGGCTCGAAATCTTGCGCCTCGGACGAGTTCAGCATGTCGCGGCGGCGGACATAGTCTACCGACTCAGATCTTAAGACAGCTTTTAACTCGTCGAAGGTGCGCGTGGCGGAAGCGAAGGCAGGAGGAGTGACGTCCACGTATGGAGTGCATACGGGAGTTTCCATCCTCAGCCTTTCATTGGCCGCCTCTAGGGCGGGCCGCTTCAGCGGGAGGTCCACGGCCAAAACAAAGTCGGTCGCAGACGTCATGGGGCAAAGGCTGGTTCCGTGCCAGCAGCCTCAAGACAAGAAAACGGAAAGGTGTTGCGGTAAGCTAGCTCCTCAGCTATTTGGTTTTGGAAGAAAC